GCTGTCCATGTTACCCCATCATCACTATAGGCAGCAGATGTACTTCCATTTGAAACAGCTACAAATCTTGTACCACCAAAAGCTACAGCATACCATACAGCAGAAGAAGGCATTGTTCTGGCTGTCCATGTAACACCATCTGGGCTAGTAGCACATCCAGCCGTACCAGTACCAATGGCAACACTTAACCCAAGCCCATAAGCTAATCCTGTCCAAGCAATAGCACTAGGAAGAGTTCTAGCAGTCCAGTTAATACCATCTGGTGATGACTGATTACCGGTAGTTGTGTTTCCAGTGGCCATAAAAACTGGATTAACTGAGTTATCAATATTTCCAGATGCAATTGTTGTTATAGATGCCATTTACTATCCCTATTTTTGTTTTACTCTATTTATAAGCAGAAAGCAAGCTTGATAATTTCTCAGTAGAAATTTTGTTGGGTTTTCATTAGTAGTTTCTTCTATTAAGAATTTATTGTCAGAATCTGTACCCATATTAATAAATTGAGAAAGAAATATTCATCTCCAATCCTATATAAATTTCATTTATCCCTCTATTTTATGTTTAAGCTAAGGTTAAGATTGGTTGTGATATAATGTCACATCTAAGAAATAAAACATAGGATATTTATGAAAAGCAATAACAACGATAACAACGATAAAGACAATAAAGACATAAAATTCTTCCACATTCGCAAATATAACAACAATAGTAGTAATAGTAGCATATCAAATGGTGGACTAACAATAGCTTGGTATATTAACAATGGAGATATTGTATACTCTGTTGCTATATGTAGTGATAAAGATGATTTCAACAAGAAAGTAGGAAGAGAGATTGCTACACGTAGACTAATTTCTGACCAAAAACTAATTGAACATGATGTTGTTCTTACATATATTTATACAATACAGTTTGATGGTATTAATAAGAAAGTGGCAGAATTAATAAAAGACAACTTAACTACTTCTGATCTTTCATTAGTTAAGATTAGAGAAATTATTATTGATGATATCGTCAATTGATAAGTTTATAGTGTAACCATAGTATAATCAAGGAGTATAAATACTCCTTAGTCGGGGGCGATTTGGTTTCGCCTGGATTTTTGTGTAATATGTTAATCAAGCAATCCGGAATGATTTAAAACATTCACTCATAATATAACTGCAAACAATACAGATTTTATTCCAGCTTACGCAGTAGCGTAAAGTTAGGTGCCGTTCTATGCGCGGTATTACCAAAGGCATAGATTAAGAAAACCTTAGAACCTTTAGAACCTTTAGAGATTTTAGTCTGAAAAGTTTATAACATACGACCAAAAAGCTTGTACAAATTAATATATGAAGATTATTTAGTAACCCAGTTCGACTCTGGGCGCCTCCACCAATAATATAATATCAAGTGATTAAGTGATTAACTAATCAACACTTTTAGTATTTTAATGCCTTAATATTATATTAATAACTCCTAACTATAGAAAAGCTACAAGGAAAAGTATATGTCTCATACTCAAAAAATACTACAACAAAATAAAAGAGCAACTTTTGACTATGATATACTACTAAAATTAGAAGCTGGGATAGTATTGCAATCCTATGAGATAAAACAAATAATAAATAAAAAGTTCAGTATTCAAAAATCATTTGCTAGAATTATTAATAACGAAATATTTTTGTTTGGTATGAATATTCAAAAATATGTAGATGCTGTGTTTTATGTCGATGTTGCTGAAGAAAGAGACAGAAAATTATTACTACACAAGAAAGAAATAAGAAAATTAGCTAATGAAATTAAATTTAACCAACATTTGACAATAGTACCTCTTGATATCTATATTAATACTAATGGCTTGTGTAAATTAACACTAGCATTATGTAAAGGAAAAACAAATTATGATAAACGTCATGATTTAAAAGAAAAAGATATTAAGATGAATAGTGCAAGGGGCCTTTAAGGGGTTTTGTGGTACAATCCGGGATAAAGAAGAGAAGGATAAAAGATGAGAAAAATTAAAAACTCTAAAGAAGTTAGAGAATTAGAAAAATTTAATCAAGTAACACTTGATTATTTAGTTGAAGCTATTACTAGTACAAGAGCTAAAATAAATGCAAAAGATATAGTAAAACTAGAAAATACTGGGTATGCTGTTGTTTTTGGTGGAGATTTAACGTTCTCTAGATTTAATAATATAATAGTTGATAAAGTACCTGAGATTGAATGTAATCAGTTTGATACTGAAATGTGGTATTTAAAGCGTAAAGAATATACTATTACTCAAGATGATACAAATACTATGACTAATATGTGTAAAACAAATGGGTAAAATGGGTAAAAAACGGGTAAAAATAGGCAAAAAGCAATATAAATACATAAAGTTAAAACAAAAATATTAAGGATACACAAAATGGCTAAAGAAATTAAATCGTTTGCTTCATTTATAAATGAAGATGTTATGAATGAAATTGAAACAGAAGTTGCTACTCTTCCTACAGAAGATAAGAAAAAATTTCACGATGTAACAAAAAAAGAGCTAGATGCAGTTTGGTCTGAAACTGACCTCCCAACTAAAAAAGCAAAAGCAGCTATTATTATTAATAGTTTAGCATCTGATACTAGTAAACCTAAATTACTTGCTGATATTCAAAGAGCTACGTCCCCAATCTCTATTGATAGAATTGTAACAAATGTTATGCTTATTGGGCGTGGATTAAAAACAATTAAATAGAATATTCATACTTGTATGTGTTTATGTAGCTTCGGTTATATATTCATATACATACTATTATACTTATACTCTCTTAACTACATATTCATTCTTACATATTAAAAAAGGTTACACAATGCAATTCACAGTTACAAATGTATTATACACTATTGGTGTTTCTCTACTTTCAGTATTCATATATGCAACTATTGCTGTATTAACAAAAGAAACGTTTAAAGCTTTAAATATTGAAATAAAAGATAATAGTGAAAACTACTGGCCTATCATAATGGTATTGATAGTATTCTACGCTATGTACTATTCACCATATATTATAATATCTAGAATAAAAAGTAGTTATGAAAGATATAAAGAAGAAAAGAAGATAAAGAAAGAAATAGCAGAAGTTGAAAAGCGAAAGATTGAAAATCTTAACAAATTAAAATAATTATGAGTACTATATGATTATTGAAGAAAAAATAAAATATATAAAAAGTCTAGGCTTTACTCCAATATCTACAACTTTTGCTAAAAATCTTGAGCTAGAATGTTCAAAGGGTCATAGGTTTAAAAGACCTTTTAGTAATTTGCAGCGTACAACCAATTGTTTTGAGTGTGGACAAGAAGAAAAAATAGAATACTTAAAGAATTTAGGTTATACAGTAGTTTCTGAGAATCTTGCTGATGATTTAGAAGTTGAATGTTTAAATGGTCATAGGTTTAAAAGACCTTTTAGTCTATTTAAGGAAGGTTCTACAAAATGTTTGGAGTGTACTAATAATGAAAAGAAAGAATTTGTAAAGAGTCTAGGTTTTACTATTATATCTACAACCATTACTAAAAATCTTGAGCTAGAATGTTCAAAGGGTCACAGATTTACAAAAGAAATAAGTCATCTTAAGCGATGCCCTGTTTGCCCTATATGTAAGGATGAAGAAAGAATAGAATACATAAAAAGCCTAGGTTATACAGTAGTTTCTGAGAATCTTGCTGATGATTTAGAAGTTGAATGTTTAAATGGTCATAGGTTTAAAAGACCTTTTGGCTTATTCGAGCGAACAAAACAGTGTACTCAATGTGTTCAAGACCAAAAAGTATCATACTTGGGTAGTTTAGGTTTCAAGGTACTTTCTGATAATTTAGCTAGTGGATTAGAAGTTGAATGCTTAAATGGTCATAGGTTTAAGCGGATATATAGTGATTTTAAGGATGGTATTACTAAATGTTTACAGTGCAACCCTTACACATCTAGTCAAGAACTTGAACTCCAAAATTTATTAACTAGTCTCAACATTGACTATAAAAGTGGGTGTTGGGATATTATACCACCATATGAGTTAGATGTTTTTATACCTAGTAAAAATATTGCAATTGAATATAATGGAATATATTGGCATACTGAAACAAGCTTTGGTATGAATGCAAAATACCCTAAAGGTCAAAAATACCACTATAACAAATTCTTGATGTGTAAAACAAACAATATTAGTCTGCTAAATTTTGATTCTATTGATTGGCGAAAAACAGAGATTGTTACTAGTATGCTCAAGAATAGACTGGGATTAACAAATAATAATATCTTTGCAAGAAAGTGTAAAATTGTAGATGTATCAAATGATATATGCAATGTGTTTTTAGATGCTAGTCATATTCAAGGAAGTGTTTCTGCTAGTATAAGATATGGACTATATTACAATGATGAACTAGTATCAGTTATGTGTTTTACAAATAAGAAAGAAGAATATGAACTAGTTAGATTTGTGTCTAAACTTAATACTAATGTAGTAGGTGGAGCGTCTAAACTATTTAAGCATTTTCTTAAAGAGCACAAAGAGCACAAAGAACACAAAGAGCACTCAGATAAACCAATTACTAGTTTTTCAGATAATCGTTGGTTTGGTGGAGGATTGTATGAAACTCTTGGGTTTGTTAAAGTTCACGATGTAATGCCTAGCTATGAATATATACACAAAAGCAATATTAGAAAGAAGTTCCATAAGTCTAATTTTATGCTATCTAGGATAAAGAGCAAGTATCCAAATGAATTTTGTAAAGAGCTTACTGAATATGAAAATATGAAAGCTTTGGGGTACGATAGAATATGGGATTGTGGTAAGGTTAAGTGGAAATACAATCTAGAGGCTAACCTCTAGATTGTAAAGTAGTTTTGTATTTTATACTTTACCTACTACTTCTGAAAAGCTAACTGAACTTCCAACTGCAGTAAATCGTAATGTAATAAAGTTAATTACATTAACTGGTTTTATGTAAAAATCAGCAACAAATTGATTATTCTGACGAACAAGACCAGTATTGTTACTTTCATCACACACAAGTACATAATCCTCAATCCCTCGCCCTGCTTTAATACGTTCAAGAAACGGTTTCGCCATACTAATAAACAAGTTACGAGTAGTTGTGTCATTTTGTTCAAATACAACATATTTAGATGAGTTGCTAATAGATCTTTCTATGTACGAAAACAACATACGAACGTTTACTTGACTAAATACAGATGGTTTTTTCAATGTGGTTCTTGAACCCCATAAACAAACACCTAATCCAGGGAATGTAACAACAGCATTGATATTGTTTTTATAAAGTAAATCACGTTGACCAATATTAAAGTTTTGAGCAACTTTAACTACACCTTTTAATTGACCATTGTTAAGACCAGCTTCTGAGAACCATACATCTTTATTATTATTTGTTTGAGCTCTTAATCCAGCAATAGCACCTGCAACATTTACCCAACGATTTTTATCATTATACTTGTCATAAACTTGAATATAGTTACCAACAAATGCTGCATAACTTGTAGATACATTAAAATCACCAGTAGTACAATACTTAACTAAATTACTAACAGCAGTAGTAGATGTTACACCAACAACATCAGAGTAAGTAGCACCAATATAAGCAATACAATCACCACGAGTAGTAGCAAAATCTGCACATTCTTTATTAGCAAGTTCATTACCAATAACAACATCTATATCAATTAATTCTTTATCACCAAAGTGGTCAGTATAAGCATTAACTACTTCATCTTTACCTGGTGCACCATCAGTTCCAAGAGCTAACGTAATAACATTAGTGTTTAATTTAGAAGCAACACCAGTAGACATAGTGATAGCTGTGTTATCTTTACAAAATACATAGTTAGATAATACATTTAATTGTTCGATATAATTTGATTTTAGGTTAAAATCTTTACTAGTTGGGTCAAGACTAAGAACAAAAGTTTCTACAATGTTATCTTGGTAAGCAATAACAACACCTACTTCATTAGTTGTTGGGAAATATGCAAACAAATCATTTAATGCAATACCAGGAAATGCTTCAGATGTACCACTTGCAAAATCAGCAGGATTAGCAATAGCTATTGTAATCTCATTACCCCACAAACCTGGGTTTTTAGCAGTAAATTTAAGTTTTGAATTGGTATTATCATTAAATGCTAATGATGTTTCTAAAATATCATACTCATTAACGTTAGCAATAACTCTAACTTCTTTATTTAATAGGTTTGAAGTAATAACTGTACCACCAGTTTTTTCAGCTTCAGCAACAGCAGTATATGAAGGTGTACAGATATAAACCTCTTCACCAATAGTAACAGCAGCCATAAGTGGAGTTTTTAATGTTACTGATGAATTAGAAATAGACTGAATTTGGTATACTGTATTATCAGCACCAATAGCAATCATTTGATTAACATATAAACCAACAGTAGAACTTAATGTAACTAGTGAAGCACCTATTGATGCAGCAACAGTTGTTGTAAATGTTGTATCAGTTGTATTAGTTTGTCCATTACGGTCAACTAAACGAGCTACATATAAACTACCTGAATAGCTTAGGAAATTATAACATTGAAACCAATCATTATAATTAGTATTATTTGGACCCCCAAAAGTATCAATAAGCATTTGGATGCTTGTAATTAATACGGCTCCAGAGGCTGGACCTTTCTGAAACACACCAGTATAACAACCAAAACTGCTACCTGTAGTAGCTACTGTTAAACTAGCATCTAATTCTAGTACTTCTACACCTGGACTTAATAAAGCCATAGTTGCCTTCCTTATAAAGTGGATTTTTAATTATTAGAGTTAGTGTTTTTAAGAAAGGATAAATCCAAACCTTCGCACTATTTACATAGAGGTACACTAACAATCTAATTGTGATATTTATAAATATTTTTTAAGCGATAGCTATTTTTTACACTAATTCATATACTCCTACACACTCCTACACACTCCTACATACTCCTACATACTCCTACATAGCCCTATAAATATCACAATAAAATAAGGATATCTTAATGGCTAACTTTTTTGCTCACAACACAATAAGAAAATATACTCTTGGATTACTTGATACTTTTAATGATATTCAAGTAGAAAGAACTTTAGCTGATACATCAAAACAATATATTACTGTTCCTATTACTTATGGTAGTAGAGATAAAGCTTTTATATTTTCAGAAATGGATGTTGAAAATTTTCAAAAGAATAACTATAATGTGTTACCTCGTATGGCATTATCTTTACTTACTTTAAATAAAGATCAGAAAAGAGATACAAATAAATTTAACAAAATTAATAAAACAATTAATGGTAATATCGTAACCTTTCAATATAATGCTGTATCATACACTTTTACATATGAACTAGCTATTGCCACTCGTTCTATGACTGAATTAGCTATGATATTAGAACAAATACTTCCACACTTTAACCCTACATATAATCTAAGAGTTAAAGAACTAGACCTTCAGGAAGATGATACAACGGTACCAGTATCACTAATGTCAGTAGATCTTGATGCCCCTAATAATATAGGTCAAGATGATGACATAAGAATATGTAGCGGTACAATTATGCTTGATGTTAGAGGAAGTATATATCAGCCATTTACAGATGCTTCTGTTATTGAAAATGTTCGCTTATACTTAAATACTTGGGACGCAAACAATACAATTTCTGAAGAAAGACGTAGTATTAAATATGAATTTGATGTTGCTAATAATGTATTTGTACCTAATAGTGGTTCAACAGTTGACTTTGAAAATAACGATACAGTGGCTAAAAATGCTCCAGTAGTTACAATAATTAATGGACCTATAAGTGTACCTGTATTAACACAATCAGCATATACTGTTGTATTTACTGATGTAGATGATGAAGATACATTTACATATATTTGGAATATTATTAGTGATGGAGTAGGTAGTGCTACTATAATAAGCAATAACCAAAACCCTATTACTATTAATGCTCTTGTAGTTGGTACAGTAACTTTACAGGTACAAGTAATGGATAGGGATAACAACATATCTAATATTGTTACTAAACTTATTACAATAGTATAAAAAATAGGATTAACAATATGTCTAACAATATGATACCAGTAATTAGTGAAAAAACAATACAAAAGGCAGAACTATTAGCCAAAAAGTTAGATAAAATGGGTGAACATTTTGATATTGTAGAATCAACTATTAATGAATGCACTGAATATGTTGCTTCAATAAGTGAACCAGCAGTCAAAGAAATTAGCCTAACTGATCTAGTAGAAGATGAATTTATAAGTTCAGAAGATATGCTAAGAATGCTTAAAGAAGATTTTATGTCAGTGCGAAAAACATTGCTAGCAAATATTGATAATGGTAAAGATATAATAAATGCTATTAATAGTAAATTAACACTATTTGATGATGATATTGGTAATGCTGAGTTAGTTGGTGCATATGCTACATTAATGAAAACAGTTAATGATAGCACAAAATTAATAATTTCACTATATAAGGACATTATTAGCACTCACCAATCCTTAAAATCTCCTGAAAGTAAAAATGAAAAAAGTGTTACATTTGAAGGTGATGTTACTATAAATAGTATAAGTGGAAACATATCTGATATAATTAAACAAATAAAAGGAGAAAGATAAATTGAATAAATTAAGTGAATTAATAACTGACCCAAATGGTACCTTGTCACATACTAAAGTTTGGTCTAACATTGGTATGTTTGTAGTAACTATAACATATTGCTGGCATGTATATAAACACGAATTAACTCCTGATTTGATGTTAGCGTATGGTGGTATTGTTGTGTTTGGAAGAGCAGCTTCTAAGTATATTGATGCAAATAACAATACTACATCTATAGAGATACCTGCCTCTCAATCACAATCACAGACAGGAAGTAATAACTAATGGCAAATTTTAATAATTATGCTAATGAATATTCACTATATAATGGTTTAACATATGAAATGATTAATCTTTATGGATTTACTACTACATATATTAAAACCATTAAAGTAAATATGGATATGATATTTCAAGAGATACAGAACTTAAGAGCTAATAATAGTTCGATATATAGTGTAAATGTATATCCTGAAAATACAGGTGGGTTTGATAGTCAGAATGATATTCTATCTAAGTTTGGTATTTTATCTTTTGATAGTATTAACTTATATATTAGTGCTATTACATATGCTAGCATATATCAAGATGGTAATGTACAACATGGCATTGGTGATCTAGTTGTTCTTCCATCTGGTAAAGTTTTTGAAATTACAGATATAGAAAACCAAGTACCAGGAATGAATAATGCTTTTGTATATGCTAACCAAAAGAATGTATACACACTTAAGTGTAAACCATACCAATTTAATAGGGATGAGATAACAATAACAGACCCATCTATTCCTGATTTTGGTCATCTATTTGATATTGCTAATGAAAATGCTAATAAAATTGCTCAAGATACTCAATCAACAGTAGCTAAAAATATTGATACTGTATTTGGTGACTTAGGGTAATTTAGGGTAATTTAGGGTAACTATCTTAAGAACCTTCTTTAGGGATTTTTAAGGGGTTTTGTGGTACAATCCGGGATAAAGAAAAGAGAAGGAGAACTAAGATGTTTTCAAGAAAAACAAAAGAAGTAGAACTAAGAATCACTCAAAGTGAGTTTGATAAAATACAAGTATTATTTGATAACTTAAAAGCTGAAAATAAACGTCTACAAAATGTACAAAATCAACAGAGTGCTCAAAATGTTAGACAGTTAAATGACATAATTGATTTGTTGGCTATGGAAAAAAACAAACTTTCTACAGAAAATAGACAACTAATAAAAACTCTTGAAGTTGAGCGTCATACTACTAGAGCAATATTAAACAAACTTCAAGAAGTTACTAATACCTATGAGCATATAGCAAATAAAGAAAAACTTCGTAAAAACTATGATAAGTATGTTACTTCTCTTGATTTAAAAATATAGTTTAGGATGTATAATGTTATTAGAAATAGAGATAAAAGAACGTAAACAAATATCACCAATACCACCAATGGGACAAGTATCAATAGTAGAAGTAATAATTAACTCAAAAGATTCAAAGGAGACTTCAGAGATTTATGGGTTTACTTATGAATTTGACGTATATAGTAATATATACGATTCAAGAGAATCATTAGCTTTTTGTAGAAGAAATATATTAGATATGGTAGCTAAATATATAAGTAAACATATCAAAAATGTTACTTTAGAAATAGCACATTATACAGAGTCATACTATAATAGTATACAATATGGTATTGCTAATGAATTTGCGGCTTTTGAACATAGTTTTAGAGGTGTAGATTTTGGGTTTAATGAGAAAATTACTATTGGAACAACTGCTAAATTTGATTCTATGTTATCTTTATTAAATAACCCTTTTATTTATACTAAACATAAAAATTCTCTTCCATTTGTTGTATGTAAATATATCAATGAAGAAAAAATGAAAAATGATTATCCAGAGTTGTTTTTATATGAGATATAAACTCGTAAAAGATTGTGCAATACACAAAAGTCAGCTTGGGTATAATTATATACTTATAGACACTCTAACTGGTAATTCAACAACATTATTAAAAAGTCCTGAACAATGTTTTAAATCTTTAAATGAAAACGGATTTTGGTTTAAATCTAAAGAAATTTTAGAACAAGTGAGAAGTAAAACTTATTGGGATATTGTAGAAGAATACAAAACAACAGATGAAATTATAGAACGACATCCAGAGTGTTTTATATGGAAAAATAACAGGAAATAAAATGAGAAAAGTATTTTTAGTAGTATTAGTATTAGCACCTATAATATCCACAGTATCAGCAAATTCTCTTGAAAGAATACACTTTAAAAAAGATTATTCTAAAGGGTGTTCTAAAGAGTATAAAGTGTCACAAAATGCTTGTAGTTGTGCTTTTGATGTTGCTGAAAAACTTATAGGATATCAAACTATAAAAGATGCAGATAATGAAGATACCAAAAAGTTAAAACTGTTTAAAGGTATTGAACAGTTTGCTCTTAATAACCAGTGCAGATATTTGTAATTGATTAACATCATAAAATATTAGAAGGATTAGAATTGAAAATAACTAAAAAACAATTAAGAGATAAAATTTTAAATAAAAAAGACATTTCGGGCATTGATTATTCTCATATCACAGATATGTCTGAGATGTTCTATGAGTGTTCATCACTTACAGAAGTTCCTAAATTAGATACATCAAAGGTAACAGATATGCGTAGTATGTTCGCTGAGTGTTCATCACTTGTAGAAGTTCCAGAATTTGATACATCAAGCGTAATCAATATGCAGTATGTGTTCACTGGATGTAAATCACTCAAAGAAGTTCCACTATTCGATACATCAGAAGTAACTAATATGTATGGTATGTTCTATAGATGTAAATCACTCAAAGAAGTTCCACTATTCGATACATCAGAAGTAACAAATATGCGTATTATGTTCCAAGGTTGTTCATCACTTACAGAAGTTCCTAAATTAGATACATCAAAAGTTAAAGATATGCATAATATGTTCGCTGGGTGTTCATCACTGGAAAATATTCCAGAGAATTTTCTATTATATGATTGGTCTGAAACAGGTTCAGAAATATTAAGAAAAAATTACCCAGAATTATTTATATGGTCTGAAAATTAGTCTAAATTCTAAGTTAAAGGATTAAAATTGATAACTAGAGAAGAACTTAGAGATAAAATTTTAAATAACGAAGATATATCAGGTATTGATTATTCTAATATAACTGATATGTCATATATGTTTAATAATTGTATATCACTTGTAGGAATTCCTCTCTTGGATACATCAAAAGTAACTGATATGTCAGATATGTTCTTTGGTTGTTCAGAACTTAAAGAAGTTCCAAAATTTGATACATCAAAAGTAATTATTATGGTTGGTATGTTCCGTGATTGTTCATCCCTTAAACATATCCCAGAGAATTTTCCACTATATGATTGGTCTAATACTAATTCAGAAATACTGAGAGAAAACTATCCAGAATATTTTATATATGTATAAACTTGATGATATTGTATTAGCTAACCATATGGAAGCACCAGAAAACTACTCTATTGGTAAGATTACAAAAATAACTAACTATTCTGGTACATTATTTTATAATATTGATATTTTACAGAGTACATATATAGACAAATTTATATCAAAAAACGTTATAACTACTGATGAAATAAAATATATATTACCAAATAATTGTATAACACTAACACAAGCAGAACAACAATTTCCAGAGTTGTTTATAAAACTATAAAGGATAATATATGAAAATAAAAGATATAATAGTACCAGAATATTTAACACCAGTACAGTTCAAACTAATGAATGTTAATACTACGATATTATTTGGTAAACGAAGATCAGGAAAATCAACTTTTGTTGACTCCATAAATGATGCATACAATAATCACAGTACAGATGTTTTAGTGTTTAACTATAGACCTTATAGAACAAACACTAAAAAGGGTGACTTAGCACATAGAGATATTGATCATTTAATTATGAGAGGTACAAAAAAATCAATAGTAGTCATTGATGAAATACAACTATTAGATGACGATAAAATAAAACTTTTGTATGATATATTAGCATCAGTTAAGGATGCACAAATTATTGGAACTTGTTCAGTTGGTGAAGTAGAAAATAAAATACTAGAGCAAGTTTTTCGTGATTATTTTCCTGAATTAATGCTATTTTAACAAGTGTCTTTTAAGGGGCTTTGTGGTACAATCCGGGATAAAGAAAAGAAGGATAAAAGATGGAAATTTGGAATGATGATAATAGATTTAATCAAACTGGTTATAGTGCTAGCACTATATTTCCTATTAAGGAAAACTATATTAATATAGAAAACTATAATATAGATCTTGCTAAAGCTAACCTACGAGAAGAATCACACTTAGATTGGCTTGAAGAAGAGATATCGGAAGCAAAACGTGATGCTTATTATGAAAGTTTAGAGTCAGAAGAGTCAGAAGATGAATTTGACTTTGAGTTTGAAGATGAAGATTATAAAGATGATATGTATGGTGATGAAGATGAATAGTCATAATCACAACAGTCATAACCCTAACAATAATAACCATGAATATATTGATTTTATTATGACTTTCCTAGCAATATACGTGCTTATACTAATAGCAATGCATAAGATATAGTATGAGTAAAATCACTAATACTGTAAATATAACTGCAGATAGATCATCAATAGACGAAGCGTTTGTGAACATATTAACTAATCGTGAATATATACGATTCAATTTTTATGCTCATATTTTAGCTCAATGTAAAACTATAATTGATTTAGAAGCACAATTTGTTGCTGGTGTACGTTTTGATACTAATCAATATATATTAAAAATTAACCCAAAACTATTTTCTAAGTATTCATTAAGACATAGAATTGGTATATTAATACACGAATCAATGCATATTGTATTTAACCACAGTCTTCGTAAGGGTGATAGAGATCATGAACTATTTAATTTTGCTTCTGATTGTGCTTTAAACCAACAAATTGGTAAAGATTTTCTTCCTGAGGATGCTATATTTCCTGATAGTTTTGAGTTTTTTGTCCCTGAAAATTTATCTGCTGAAGCTTATTATGAGTTATTTGTAAAAGAACAAAAGGAACAAAAAGAAGTGTCTGAAACACTCAAAACACTGAAAACATTAGATGACCATAGTCAGTGGAGTGGTAATAAAGAAAACCAAGAAAATACTGAAAACACTGAGAACACTGAAAATATAGAACATCAGAAAAACATAACTAAGGCAATGATTCAAAAAGCTATTGGGATGGCACAAGGAAACACTCCTTATAATATCAGTGATATATTATTGTTACATACTTCAAAACCTAAAGTATCCTGGAGGAAGGAACTCAAAAGCATTCTTGGTAATAGAGTAGCAAATACTAGAAGAACTATTATGAAAGCAAATCGTAGACATCCTGATCGTCTAGATTTAAAAGGGAAAAAGAAAGATACCACATTTGATATAGTTACTATCGTTGATGTTAGTGGTAGTATGGATGACAATGATATAATTAGTGGTCTTCAAGAAATATATGAAGTGTGTAAGGTAATGAAATCATCTGTAAAGATATTACAAGTAGATACTGTTATTCACGGTATTACTGAATTTAAAAAGGGTAATAAAACAATAACTAGAAATGGGTGTGGTGGTACACAACTATATCCTGCTATTGAATACTTAAATACAAATAAAATACCTTATGATGCACTTATTATTATTACTGATAGTTATCATGAATCATTAAAAACGTGGACCAAAGCTCCAAAATGTAAAGTTATGTTCTTAACAAATAATAGCAATATTATCCCAGGAATAGATGCTTTTCCAAAATACAAACAATTTAATTTGCAAAATATTTAGTATATAGGATGTGTAGGGTGTATAATTATGAATAAAGTACAAGTATTAGATTTTATGGATACCATTTATAGTATTACTAAACATCTTAAAGACATCAAGTGTTGGGTAGCTGGTGGTGCAGCTTTAAGTATTGTTGATAAACATCATATATGTAATGATGTTGATTTGTTTTTTGAAGATGAGTACAGCTTTAATAGTGTGCTAAAAGTATTAAAGAACAAAAATGAGTTTGAATTTGTAAGCAATATGGTAAGTGGTAATGCTGTAACTTTTGAATATATGCATAATATAACACTTCAATTAGTAGATATGAAATATGATAAGATAGAAAATATTTTAAGTACCTTTGATTTTGATAACGTTATGGTTGCTGTTAATTTACGTAATCGTACTATTGTTGATCTTAGAAAAAACATAACTATGAACTTAACATTCAACTCATTTAAATCAACAAACATAAAAAGAATAGTAAAGTATATGTCAAAAGGTTATATAGTTAACAGTGATGATTTTAAGCACATTATCAAACTTCATTCAGAAGGTCAACTAGAATTATTCTATGGAGATAGTGAAAGTGATAGAGATAAAAACCTATCAAACCTATCAAACATTAATATTATGAACTATCTTGGGATGGTATTACCAACTACTAGTAATTCATTTAATTTATTTTTTGATTTATATAGTGAAGAACTTTTGTATGCTTCATTGTTTAACAACAATATACCAAACATTATGCTTTATCATAATAAGTGTTATGCAAAAACAAGAGAACAAGAATTGGCATTTGAGGTATATAAAGGAAATTATGACACATTTAAAGATGAAATTATGGATAATTACCCAGAATATTTTATAACTAATAAGCAAATGATACACGATATAAAAAAAGAGTTAGGCTATTAATTTTAGATAGAACCCTTCAATGCCTTTTAAGGGATTTTGTGGTACAATACGGGATAAAGAAGAGAAGGAATAAAGATGGAAAATGAAAAACAAATGTTTGGAATGAGCTTTGAGGATATTAATTCTCTTGTTAATAATACATTAGCACACAGTCGTTCAACTAAACTGTTGATTATGGGTATGGTCTCAGATGTTCAAGAAAAATTAGATTATAATTTGAACGGCGTTAAAGATACTGAGATTAATCAAACATTGAACTTGATTAAATATCTTGTTGATACTACTCTTACTGGAAAGGAATCAGCATGAATATTTCAAATATGCCAAGCATTTTTAAAGTTGCTCAAGTGTGTAATGATAATGTATTAATGAGTGGTAAACACGGAATAGGTAAAACAGAGGTTGTTAGAGAGTTTGCTAGTAGTAACAATATGCATTGTGAAACACTAATTTTATCTCTTGTTGATGAAAGTGATCTTCAAGGTATGCCATACTTAGAAGGAAAAACTACTTGTTTTGCTGAGCCAATTTGGTTAGCAAGAATGAAACAATCAAATAAAGAAGGTAAACATTGTGTGTTATTTCTTGATGAATTAAATCGTGCACCTACTACTATTAGAAATGCATCTATGTCATTGATATTGGACAGAAAAATTAATGAACACGAGCTACCAACATTAAATGGTATGAAAACAATGGTAATTAGTGCTATTAACCCATCAGATGAATATGATACACAAGATCTAGACATTGCACAAGTTGATCGTTTTGGTTATTATGATGTGGAAGTTGATGTTAAAGGTTGGCTTGAATGGTCTAATGGTAAAGTAAACAATATTGTTAGAAGTTTTATTGCTGAAAACCCTAGTAAATTACATTTTACTCCTGAAGAAACTATGGATAGTATTGGTGCTACTCCTAGGTCCTGGACTATGCTTGGTGAATATATAAATAATATAGATATGATACCATCTAATTTACAAATTGGGATTATTGCTTCAAAAATTGGGTTGGCACTTGGTAGCCAGTTTTATAATTTTATGCTTACCTATGAAACTGTAGTAACAGTTGCTGATGTTGAAGAGTTTATATCAAAATTAGAAATAAATAAAGATAATATACATAGTATGGCTTTAAAACTAAAAACTGAATTAATACCTAACGTTGAAAGTATTACTCAGCAAGATTTAATTAATCAAATGTGGGATAAATACCTACTCGATGAGGGTAAAGTTAGAGACTTAGCAACACAAAAAGATATTATGCCATTGCTTGTTTTCTATTATGCTATTGATATGGAAGTAAGAACATCTTCACTTTCAGAAAAACAAGATAAGTATTTTGAATCTTATGTAAAGTTTGCTTCATTAGATTTTGAAGGAAAACCATTATTTACTGAAATATTAAAATATAAACGTAGTAAATAGAAGTAATAAGATGTTTGTCAAGGCTCTGATAGTGTTCAACCTAACGGCTTACGAAAAAAGCCATTGTAAACTTACTAATAAAGTAGGTAAGATATTATAAATTTATGATATCCCAACTAATAATAAAGAGGAAAGTCCAAGATGGATAAGAAAAAAATAAAAAACTGGGTATTACTTATTGTATCACTAACTATTGTAGTTGTGAGTGTAAAAGCAAATAGTAATTCTGAACGAACAGTTACAGTTAACACAGTTAAAAATAGTGATATGTCTACTACATCTACTACATATGCTACATATAATACAAGTGATGTTAAACAAGTAGTCAAAGATCTAACCAAAGAAGAAATACAAAAAGAAGTTATCGTTGATTTCATCTTAGATTCTAACCCAAAGCTAACTAAAGTAGTTGCTAACTCATATGCAGTTAGAATTGTTAACAATTCTGAAAAAGATGGGTATTCTCCATATATTCAAGCTGCATTAATAGATACTGAATCAAATTATGTAGCAAACCCAAAGCATTTATTAGCTTGTGATAAAGGAATGACTGGAACAAATATTAATGTTTGGGCTAATGATTTAAAAGCAGCTGGTATTATCAAAAATATATCTGACTTATCTAATCCAATAGTTAGTATTGATGCAAGTTCATTTATTATTAAACATTATATGTTACACTATGATGGTAAAACATATGATGCTATTAGTGGATATAAAGGGTATTGTAAAGTTGGTAAGCAAAATGCTAGGAAAGTAATTGAACTAGCAGTTGCTATCAAGAAGAAAGAAGTATTATATAGTTAGATAGTAGGGTGCATATCCTACTACCACCCTCCTATTCCATCTATATCTTGATCATAATCTAAACTATCATAATCATCAAAACCTTCATAAATTACTTTATTTGGGTTGTGAACAGCTTCAGTAGCATCACTAAAAAACCCAAAACCTAAAATACCCATAGTATCAGTCTCTTCTTGCTCTACTTCTATCCTATTTGCTTCTAATTCTTTCAAAAATTCATTATAATCTTCAATATTATTTAAGTTTAAATATGGTGCAAAAGATATAGCTAATGCCATAACTAAATCATCGTGATAACTTTTATCTGCTTGGTATTTCCCATTAATATCAACAAATGTTAGTAGTTCACTTAAAGTATCTTCATCAACTAATTGTAAATTACCTTTTTCTATAAACACCTTCATTATAGATAATATTTTAGGTCTTGTTTTAGTTGTTGTTCTAAATCCATAGTATGATTTTTGTTCTTTAAACATATTATCATATTCATACACTCCTCGTAGAGTATCAGCTGTACTTTGACCACCTCCTTCATTATTTTCAATAATTATAAATGCAGTATTATAATCAGTACCTATATTATTCATTATCTCTGGTAAGTTAAGATGAGATACTTTAAATTTTCCACTAAGTACTTGCTTAAATGGGAAGTTAGTAATATCGATAACATGAATAGCACTATTGTCTATTCCATCTTTACTACTGTCTAATGTTAATAAATATTTGTGTTTTTCCTTTGGGTTCTCATATATTTTTATTCCTTTGACATACTTGTCAAAAATAATAGGTTGTAGAACTTGTGATTCTAGCAGTTTAAGAATATCCATAGATATTAAGGTATTACTACTACCCATAAACTCACAAGCATATTCTGCTTGCCAAGTTCGTAGTCCTTGAGTATTAATAATGTTAAGTCTATATTCTTCATCTCTACCTGGTACTTCATACCAATTAACTTTAAAGTTTTTAAACATACTATTACCATTTTCAGATTTCATCCAATGATGATAGTAATAATTCATCCCATTTGGTGTTGTAGTAGTGATACATTGAGTATTATTACCAGAAGATAAAGTAGGCATAATAGCATTCATTAAGTTTTCTGGGTTATCAATAAATGCAAACTCATCAATCATAATAATACTACAACTATACCCTCTTAATCCATTATCAGCAGATGAGGTATATATTTTACTACCATTTTCTAGAATTATATAAGTTTTATTCCATGATTTTATACCTATTTGTAACCAAATAGGTAATTGCTCAAGATATTCTTGAATTTTAGTGAGCAATTCAGTAGCTAGTGATACCTTATTTGCAACAATACCAACAATAGTATCTGGATTAAATATTATGCTCCATAATATATACAATAGTGTAGTTACTGATTTTCCACTCTGTCTAGACATCATTACATTACAAAATCTATTGTTGATATAATGTTCTAGAACTCCATATTGATAACTTCTTAACTCAGGGATAGTAAACCCATGGTCTAGAGTAAATATTTTTACATAATTTTCAATGAAATAACTGACTGACTCCGAGCACTTAACAATTTCTTCAATATGAGTAGCTGTTAACGGAAGTTTACAACCAGGTGAAACTAGGTTAGGGTTGTTTGCAAAATGAATAGGTTTATTATATATATCAAGAGTGAAACCCCTATCATCTTTCGGTAATGATAACAATTCAATATTTTTTAATTTATTAGTTAATAGTTGGTTATTCATATATTATTTATGGTATAAGCTTAAGTGTCTTTTAAGGGGTTTTGTGCTACGCTACGGGAAATAAAAAGAGAAAGAGAGATAAAATGAAAACTAAAATGATTACTGCTATTACAGCTACTGCTATGTTAAGTATGTTAAGTGTACTAAGTGTACTAAGTGTTACTGTTACGGGTTGTTCTTCAAAGAACTATAATGCTTCTCCAGCTACAAATGCACTTATAGAAAAAAGTAATAACCTTCCAAAATGGGTTAATCAAGATGAAGGTATGGTTGCTGTTGGGTCTGCTACTTATAAAGGACAAAGTTATATTCAACAAAAAAATCAAGCAGTAGCTATTGCTGAGATGAATCTTGGTCGTAAACTTAAAACAAAAGTTGATTCACTTGTACGTGATTATTATCGTGTAACTGGTAATAAAGACTCAATGATTGAAGAACTTAGTTCACAAACTACATCACAAGTATCATCAGAATTGTTACAAGGTGTTGTTGTAAAAGAAGTTTATATTGCAAATGATGGTGAGATGTTTGTTCAAGTAGCTATTAATAGTGAAATGATTGCAGAATATAAAATTGGTAATGCAAAAATGACAAAGTATGTCCAAACTCAACTTATGGCAGAACGTTCATTTGCTGATTTAAAAACTGAAGTTAAAGAATATAAAGCTGAACAGAACGAAAAACAAGAAAGTGTAGATACTAATACAAGTAGAAATTAAGGGTTTCTGTGGTACCGTTTGGTACCAAAAGAGAGAAAGAGAGATAAGAAGATGAAAAAGATTGTATTTGCTATATGTTTTATGTTAACTACATCAGTATATGCACAACTAGTAGTTAATAATAAACATGAAGATGCTAAAAATATATATTATGAAATTAGTATGGATTATAAGCTTGGAGATTCTGATTCACAAAGCACAGCACGAAAGTATTGTATAGACAGTACAAGACAATATGTAGCTGATGATATTGGTGCTTATGTTTTATCCTCTTCTAAATATATTGAAAATAGCACTAACGAAACTGACAAAACTAACAAAACTGTTAATGCATTTACTACTAAGTCTTCAATATTTAACACTATATCGTCATCAGTTATTATTAAATCTGAAACTCTAAAAGATAAAAACTATTTCATTACAGAAACAGTCATTGTAAACAAAGAGGAAAAAGAAAAACTATATAATACAGTTAAGAAGAATATTGCACTAGCTACAGCTAATGCTTCAAAACCAAATACTGAAATTACACTAAAAAATGCTAACATATCTAATATTGGTATGCTAAAAGATGATATAACAAACCATAATATACAAAAAGAGTATATATCTGAAATAGCAACAATAGACAAAGATAATAAAGTAATTACAACCAATGAGTTATTAGAACATACCCATACGGAAATTGTATATTTATATAAAAAAGAAGGTAGTAATTTTACAGATTATTATTTTGATATTTCAGCTAGTATAGACCAAGAATATTTTAACAATTATGTTAATAGCTATTATATTCCTACAAACTGTAAAAAGAAGTTTTTTGGTGAAGATACTCTGGCAGTTATTGCAAGTGTACCAGTTATTATTGTTGTTGGTCCATTATATGAAATTATTAAAGTACGAGAGTCACTTGTAGGTTTAGTGGGTGATAAAGCAGACAGTAAGTTTAATGAAAAATATAAATTAGTATTAACAGAAGTAGAAAAAACAAACCCAATGCCAGATAATTACCATTGTCAAGGTAGAGATATCCAAATTAACTTAAATATTGGCAATTATTCAAAACAACAAAGTTTTGGTACTAATAATATACTTAATCAAACCGTTAAAATTAAGGCATTTATAAGAGTAAGCAATACAATCCCTATAGAAGATGTTATTGAGAAGTTCTCAATAACACTAAAATAGTTAAAATAGTTAAAGTAACTAAGGTAGTTAATCTAGTTAAGTATTATTCCCAGTGAGAGAAAGTAAAAGTAACTTGAAATTCTTCAATAGTATTAATTGTTTGTCCATCAACAACAACTTCTGCTATATGGCTTGGGTACATATTATGAAACAAATATTCTGCACTTACTACACCCTCACAAGATAATTGTTGAACTTTACCATCAACCATATATTGAGTAGGGTTACAGTTATGGTTATTAGTAGCATAATCATCAATCTCACTCATCCACTTAATAAACATTTTACGTAAATTATGATCAGCAGTCTGATAGAATGTAACTGACCATTCATTTGTAAATTCAGTATTTCCAGGAATAATTAATTTGCGTCCTTGTTCCCAAACTTCACACTTACCTATTTGTTTATCAGGAAAAGCAGAAGACTTAACTAATACACCACCAGTAGTTCCTAATGTAAGTGCTGCATTACCAGCTGGTACACTAAGATCAATAGTGAATCTATCAACTTTTGCTCCCTGTCCTAACACATTTTTTAAATCTGTAATTGTATATAATGCCATATTGTACCTCTATATTTTTATTATTGTAATATTTATATAATCTACTGTAAATTACTGAAATCTACTGCAACCTACTCCAGCTAGTATAAGCAAAAGTTACAGTAAACTCAGATATTGTATTTATTGTACTTGCATCCATTTGTATTTCACTTAATTCAATAGGAAATGCATGAGCTAGTTCAAATACAGCAGTATCTCCTTTACACCCTACTTGTGAAATTTGCATATCAACCATATAACCAGGATTTAGGCTAGCCATAAATTTTGGGACACCAACACCCATATTATTTGTAACAAATGGTGTTCGTAATGTTGATGAATCAAATCTGTCTAACTCATACATCCAAGTTTCAAATAACAGTCTTAAGTCTAATGTTTCAGTATTATAAAAAGTTACTGCCCATCTATGATCAAAGTCTGATACATCTCTTATAATATATTTATGACCTCTATCCCAAACATCTATAGTATTTACTCTTTTTCCTGGTATAGTGGAAGCTTTAGCTAGAACCTTTATCTGATTTTGTGGTAAGTGTGATGTACCAGTATTACCAGTATATGTTATTAGTTCATTTAATAGTGGTATTGAATTTAATACTTTATTTACTATAGCTATACCCTTTAATATTATAGGTACTGGTATAGTAACACTAAACCTAGATACTTGAGCACCAGCTCCTAGTGTTGATTTTAATTCATTAACATTATGTATACCCATATTCTACCTCTATTAAAATAGTTTCTTGGCAAAACCAAGTATATCATCTAGCATTGTTGGTTTATCAATAGTATAATGAGTAAAATAAAACATAGAATCAAATTCTGAAATACTACCTACACTATCATTTGCAAATTGTATCTGTGATAAATTTATAGGATAAGCATTAAGTAGAGTATATGTACATATTTCCATACCATTATATGTTAATGGTGTTATTGCTACAGTACCAAATTGTGGTTCGTTAGTTTTATTTAGTTCATTAATAACACTATTAATGAAAGTTGATAATTTATCACCACCAAGTTTACCTATTTCTCCTGATATATCTCTTGCTAAATCTGTTGCAACAGATTTAGCAAGATTTGTTGCTTTATCAATAATAGTATCTAATAATCCCTCAGAAGGTGGTAACTTGCTATAAAAAGCTAAATCTTTATTATATAATCGATATGCATCAATAGTAAGCATCCAATATTCTAATACATGACGCATATAATAATCTTCGTCATTATAGAATGAAAGTGAAATTTCATGTGTTGAATCTGTACCAAAAGGCATTTTTACTTCTCTACCTTGAACAAATAATGAAAATTGCTCCATCATCATATCAGGAACATTAGCACGTCTACATAAAGTATCAACTGTTCGGTTATCTAACTTTAGTGTTTCTGATACAATACTAGGTAGAGTAATTGATACCTTATATTGGTAAGGTCTAGCTCCATTTCCTAGTTTTAAATCAAGTCTATTTATCATTCTGTCTCCTATTCTGCTTATGTATACATAAAGGTAACAACAAATGTAATTACTTCTTTATTATTTGCATCAAATGTTATACTAGATATATTGGTTAATAATGCAGTTGATGTTGTTAGCACTGTTTTTTTATTACCTTCAAGTTGGATACCAGAACCACTAAAATTTTTGGTATTCTCCATCGATTGAATAGTTATTGACCATTTTTGATTATCTGGATAATCATCTTTTAAGGTTCTCATTGTATTAAGAATCATTGTATAAAAATATAAACCATTTGTTAGTCTGAGTGTTATATCTACTTGTTTTAGTTCATCTCTACCATTAGTATAAGACCATTGTCCTCCAATATATTCTTGTATTGGTTGCCAAGTTATAGGATTTATTGTAACATTTGTTACATAAGCATCAAAGTTATTTGTTTTGCCTATATCAAGATCAATATCCTTATTATTATTTAATTTAAAATCTGTCACAGAATACATACATGACATAGCCCAGGACTTACTAAGTATAGTATCAATTAATGATGCACCAGTATTTTGGGTATTATTTCCTCCACTATAACTAAGCGCAGAACTAGCAGCATCTAAAAGTCCCATTTCATACCTTCTTATATAAATATTGCAATATTTATATAAAGGTTAACAATGCTAACAACTCCAACAACTCCAACAACTCTAACAACTACAACAACTCTAACAATGTTACAAAACTTACCAAACACTGAAGAAACATTTCCTATTGAACTAGATTTTGGTGATAAAATTCTTCATTTTAGATTATGGAAGGGTAAAGATAGAAGAACTGTACATAACATTATTAATACTGAAGGTGTTGATATAGAAAAAATATATGATGTTCTTACTTATGGTTGTATGAAAGAAAAAGATATTTATCTTACTGAAGATGAAAAACAATATGTATTGTATATGATAAAAAATAAATCTATGTCTGATGTTCTTATTTTTGACTATGTGTGTAGTGAATGTAGTACAATTAATGCTGAAGTTGTAAACTACTCTGATATATTAAAACCAAAATTAAGTAATTTTGAAGATATTAATATTGAGGGTTTAACATTTTCTATCAAACCAATTATTCAAAATGCGTTTAATAAAAATACTCTAACTAATGCTAAAAACAGTTTTGATAAATTATTTTATGAGTTGTTATTATCTATTAGAAGCATCTCAGTAAACAAAAGTATAAAAAATACTGAGACTACTGAGACTATCAAAGACGACATAGAAGTTTATGAAGATTATTCTTTTGAAGAGCTTACATTTTTTGTAGATAACTTAGAATCACATATATTTGATGAACTTGTTGAACAATACTCTAAACAAAGATTTGAATTAAAACCAGTTATCGATTGTGAATGTGAAAATAACGAGTGTAAACATATTACTAAAATCGTTATTGATAGTATTCCTGATTTTATTGAAGATTGGGTAAACTAATGGAAATTAGAGTACCACATAATGGTATGATTCTTAATTATGTGGCGTGGACAATAGGTAAACAAAAAGATGCACTATTAAGTATTGATGATAATAGTAGTACATATGAAAAAGCTAATATTTTCTATAGAATACTACTTGATGATAAGTATGATGAATTAAATTTGTCATACTTAGAAAAAATAAAAATACTACTATATATTAGAACTAAGATTACTGGTGAAACTATTGATATTGACTTTACTTGTAGTAATTGTAGAAATCATTCTGAAGGTAGAGTAGATATAAGTAATATAGTGGATAATATAGTAAGTGGGGTAAGTGGGATAAGTGGGATAAGTGGGGTAAGTGGGATAAGTGGGGTAAGTGGGGTAAGTATATATGATGTTGTGTACAAGAGCAACACATATACATTAAGATATAATGGAAAGTTTGAAGATTCAGTAGTAAGAATAAATGATGTTACGGATAAAAATACAATATCATTATTGTTAGATGAACTTAGTGTTCTAGAGTATAAATATATTGAACAAAAATACAAAGAAATAATTCAAAGTATACATATTGATTCTAGTACAAAATGTTTGTTATGTAACCATACCAAAAAAGTAACAATTAATGAAGCTAGTATTATGGATGATATTATTATTAGTACAAATTTAGCATCATATTATAAAACTGTTGCTAATATGAAAATGAAATTAAACTTTAGTATTAATGAAATTGAGTCTATGATGCCATTTGAATTAGAAGTATATGATAGTTTATGTGTAGATATTGCTAACAAGCAAGTAGGAGAATAAATGGTTACCGCATTAGCTTTAGGGGCATATCTTACAATAAAAAATCGTGCTAAACTATTAGCTATTGGTGATAACATAATTAATGCTCCTACAAATACATATGTTGCTTCAAAAAATATCAATAGAATTATTGATAAACGTGTAGAAGCACTTAGTACTCTTGGTATGAATGAAGAACAAAAGGCTAATTTTTCTAGATCTAAGAAAATTAGAGAAATACAGAAAAATAATATAAAAATAAAGAAATCTAAAAATTCTAATGATATTAAACTATTATCAGAAGAAAATAAAAAACTACATAGTGAAATTAATGCAATAAAACTAAGTAATCTAGAAAGAAAAGTTAAAACAGAACAAAACAATATTTTAACAGGTACAGCAGGTATAACAAGTATAGCTAACCAAATCAAACTAACAACAATACTTTCTAAGAAGATTGATAAACTTACTGAACAATACAGTAAAGAATCTGATTATGGCACTAAAACAACCATAGCTAAAGAAGTATTAGATTTAGAAGCAAAAAAAGAAAAAATATCACCAGTAAGCTTAACAGCAACAGCAACAAATACAACATTTGTTGCACCAAAATCAAAATTATCTATTAATCTATCTAAGAAAGAGTATGCAAAACTAGTTGGTGACTACATTGCATTAAAAAAAGGCATTGAAAAGAAATTTTCACTTGTTGATAAAGAAGTAGAAAAAAATAAAATTGCTATTGATATGATTAAGAAAGCTTTTGATCAGTTTAAATATGTTGAAGATACCAGTAGTAGTCTTGGAGGGGGAATGCTTGCTGGTGGTCTTGCAGCAGGACTGGCTGCTACTTTGCGAAAAATAATAGGTGTAAAATTTTTAGAAAAATTCTTTGTAAAATATGGTTTACCTATTATTGGTAAAACTCTAAAATATGCAAAAGTTGGTGGAATGTATGGAACAGTAATTGGTGCTATTGGTGAAATACTAATGCATCAGTATGAAAATTCTGATGATAGTGCAGCTTCTAGTTTTATTGATACTATGAAAAAAGACAACAAATATGATCTAAACACAGCAGCCCAATATAGAATAACTACTGGGTTTATGACGCAACAAAATAAAGATATGAGTATAATGGATGCTAGTGATACTACTAGTGATATATTTTATAATCTAGATACCAAAGACTGGACGGCTGCCGTTTCGTTAGCTAAAGTAAGAACATTTGCTAACCCTGATTTTCAAGAAGGAGATAATGCTGGTATATATGGTTTTAACTCTCAAAATAGTGATGTACTAGCAGCAATTAAAGCAATAAACCCAAAAATTGGTAGTGGTAGGAATGATTTACGAGATTTCTTAGAAGATACTAAAAACAGTACACTAGTTTTAAAATCTTTATCAGCTAGATATGGCAGTATTCAAGAATTTATGAACAAAAGCAATATGTTTTCACAAGAAGAAAAAAATAAGTTTTTAACAGAAATAAACTATCATGGAGCACTTGTAAAAAATACTGCTAAAACTATTGCACATGAAGCATTAACAAGTGCTACTAATACTGGTATTAGTACTGGTGGTATATTTAATAATATGTTTGGTACTGATATAGGGTCTGTTATTGATAGGCCATCATCAGCAGTATTAGCATCGAAAAATGTAGAAATAATTAACCCTGAAAAATATTTTGTACCTATTGGAAATATTGATATGAAGGGTCTTACAGCTGATACTAGAAGTCAGTTCTATAGTATGGCACAAGATTATTATAAAACTACAGGTAATAAATTAAGAGTAGTGTCAGCATATCGTACAAAAGAACAACAAGCAAAATTATTCCAAGATGACCCAAACAATGCTGCTGCTTTATCTGCTCACGAAGCTGGTGTTGCATTAGATGTATATATAGGAAAAGTTAAAATTGGTGTAGCAAATCCTAAACTACTAGATAAATGGGGGTTTTATATACCTGTATCATTTTTTAATCGTACAGATGAAAGACATCATATTGAAATAAAAAACAATGTATTTAGGTTTAAGTTAAAATCAAATAAGAATGGTAGTGTATTAGAACCTACAACACTAGCAGAGAAAAAAGCTGTAATTGATAAACACCAACTTAGTTTAAAAAATAATTCATCAGGTAATTCATTAGATACTGCTATTAATAAGACAGCCGATGATGAGACAGACTTAAACCCAACAAATATAAGTAAAAAAGATGTTGCTGAAATAAATAATATAGTTAAAAAGTCTGGGGCTGAAAATGTAGCTAACTTAATAGATAATGGACAATCAACTAATAATAAATTATTAGTTGATAAAATAAATGAAAGTATTATACCAGACTTTCCAGCATATAAAGATAAATATACACCAGAAAATAAAACAAATAGTGTTGGTGCTAGTAGCACAAAATCAACAGTTAAACCACTAATCAAGGGTATGTAATGGCAGAAGTTAAAAAACAACTAGATGTTGCTAGTTCTACAGACACACAAACTAGGAGATTTGTATTATCAGTAATGGAAATTGATTCTGGTAAATTAGGCACACAAGTAATTAATGATATATATGGTATGTTTTCTTCTATTGGCAGTTTGGATTTTAATCATCCAGTTGATAGTGGTAAAGCGGTAGCTAGTAAATTTATATCTAGTGCTAAGAGTTTTTCTGATAATGCTACAAAAATGTTAGAAAACAGAGTTGATGGACCAGTAAGTGACTATAAAAAAATTGATTATTTTTATCTTCCTCTTCCTTCAAAAATAGAAGAAACCTATGACCAATCGTTTGAAGAAAACAGATACTCATTAGAAGAAAAAATGTTTAAAAAAGGTGTTGGTGCAGCTAACGCCTTAGCAGCTAATGTTAGTAGAAATATCCCAACACTATTTAATGATCTTATTGGTCTAACCGAAACATATTTAAAACGTGATAATATTGTAGTAAACCAAAATATTATACATACATATAGGGGTTCAAACCCAAGAACAATATCATTAAATTTTCAGTTTATACCTGAAAATAAACCTCATGCTGATAAAATAATAGAAATGATAAATTTAATAAAAGAATATGCTAGAGCAGAAATGTTTGATAAAAATATTTCTGCAACTAATACTAAAAGTGATGGTGTTGGGGATGGTAGCACTAAAGGTACCGATGGACAACCATTAGCAGCACCTAGTACAACAGCTGGTACCCCTACTGCAAAGACAACAGCATCTGGTGTTTCTACTACACCAGATGGTGCAGATTTTAGTGCTAGTTTTCTAAAGCAGAAACACATATTTACATTTGAAATAAGTGTTGATAAAAATAGTGCAGATGAACGAATAAATATAAATAAATTAAATGCTGTTATGTCTTCAAAACATTTAACTTCATCAGTAGATGATAAGGGTAAAGAACAAGAAATTAAACTTAAAAAAGGTGCATCACCAGTATCATCTGGCTATTTTATACAAGCTATTAATTTTGATTATGGAGTAGATGGTAATATGTCTATGTACAATGATGGTATGCCAAAACAAATAAATTTAACTTTGAGTTTAATAGAAAGAATACCTATGTGGGCTGATAATTTTAAGTCAAACTATGATAAATTAAATGGTGCATCTAATAAAGTACTTTTTGGAACACTAATATAAAATAAGGAAAGAATAATGTTATTGGACGACAATCATTTAATGTATATACTATGTTATCCTTTAGGTATTGACCCAAAAATAAAAGATATAAAAGATGAAATTGATGCAGCACTAAAATTTGATATACCAATAGTAGAAACTGCTAGAAAGATTATTGAACAATCTGATGATATTGCTGATGCTTTATGGAATGCAGCTAAAGATGAACTTGCTGATAACAATATTGGTGAAATTATGAATAAGTTACTGAATAGTGCTGGTAAGTATTATTCAGAGTTAAAATCATTTACTGAAGATCCAGTTGAACTACCAAAATTTGATGACAATGTATATCTGTGGGCGTTACCAATACCAAATAATATTAGTGATAATACTACACACAACTATGAATCATCAGTATTAGGTGCTACAGAACGAATGATGACTAAAGCACCATACTTAGTTGCTAAAATATTAAAACCATCAATGGTTGATGGTGCAACAAAAGCAATAGAGGAAATGATTGAAATTGGCAAAAGAAAAAATATAGCAATAAATCCACAAAAAGTAAACACATATTCTGGCACAGATTTAAGACGTTTTACTTTTACTTATACATTAATACCTGCAAATTCAATTGAGTATAATAATATATTAAGGGGATTAATTGCATTCAAATATTATATGAGTGGTGATGCACCTCAAAATTCACTATTTGTTTCTCAAAAATCAATGTTTAGGATTGTTTTTGGAAATGAACAAATAGCACAAATGTTAGAAATTGAAAAAGTTTTTTTTAACTTAACATCTATAAATATTTCATATGGTGCAGATGGAAATATGTCTATGACAAATGATGGTGCAGTAAAACAAATAACGTTAAGCTTATCATTTGTAGAACGAACCCCATACTATAATAAAAGTAAAAAGGTAAAAAAAGTATGATAAACACAGTATACAATTTTAATGCAACTACATCGTTTAGTGGTTATACAATTGCTGATGTATTTTCTAAGACTGTTACTCTTGTACCAGAAAATATAACAACATATAGTGACTGGTTTACATATATGAATGTAGATGATGGAAGAACCTTAGTTGATATTGCATATAGTGTTTACAATAATTCAAATTTGTGGGATTTAATTTTTGTAATAAATAATATGGATACAGTATTTGATCTACCAAAGCATAACGATTATGTATATTCTGTTGTTAATGATAGATTTGCTGTATGGACAGCAATGTTCCCTCATCTTAGCCAAACAGAATTAGATAATACAAAAGCTAGATTCCTTGAAGAAGAAATTGCCAATAATGAAAAGCATAGAAAAATAATACTGTTAAAATCACAGTATCTACCAAGATTTACAGAGTTATTAAATGTTTAAAAATAGCATATCACAAGAAAATTCTCTAAAGAATATAACTTATAGTATAGGATATCAAACTAAAAATAAAGATACATTTATGCCCTTAAATGTTCCAGATATTCATGATTGTCAGGTAAACTGGGATATAAATGATATATATGTAGATGGTTATGTTATATTTGAAGACAAAGCTGGTATATTTGCAAATATACCTCCTCATAACACTATGATATTTAAAATAGAAGGTGTTGATGCATTTAATGTTATTGGTAAAAATATTTTTATAGTAACAAAGATAGAGCATCATAAAAATGATACTTTTACTACAGTTTTTAAAATAGAATTTGTTGATGTTGTTTATTACTACATGCTTAATTCATACATTGGTAGAGGATATACGTCAACAACAGTATCTAATATTATAAAAGACTATTTAACTGACCCAAAATTAATTGGTAGCATAAAAAGACAATTCCCAATAATAAATATTGAAGATACAGATATTATTTATGAAAATATTGTTGTCCCTGTACATAAACCATTTTTATCATTTGTACATAATAGAGAAATATTTGATTCTTTTCTTTTTTATAGTACAAGACTAGGTACTACTCTTGTTAAGTCCAATAATATACCTAACAGATATGTTAAGTTAGTAGAGGGTGATAATGGTGCCATATTTAAAATGCACAATCCTGATATACCATTAGATGTAAATAACCCATTTCTAATACATAAAATACAAATATTATCATTAGATTTACTTTCTACTTGTGTTAATTTACCAGATACAATTGTATCAAATTTTAACTATATCACTAAAAAAATAGAAAACAAAATTGTTGTGCACTCAAATATTGCAACAGATATGGATTCTTCATCATACTTAATATCTTATGCTAGAACAAATGGAGTTAAATCTGTTGAAATACCAAATAACGCAGGATATAGTGCATTTTCAAGAATATATAGTACAAATGCACTTGAAAATATATTAATTGAAATAGAAGTTACTGGTTCATTTGCATATAACTTATTGTTTAAAGTTGGTATCGATATACCAAGTAACATACAAATAGAAAATAATACATCAACAAATTTTATATTAAGTGGTGAATACGTAATACTAAAAATAGTAGATAAGTTTAAAAGTGGTCACTTTACTCAAATATTAACTCTTGGTAGAGCAGGGATAAAAGAAAAATAAAGGGTGCTAAAGGGTACTAAATGATGTTAAAGGGAATTATATGTTAGTTACAGATAAAGAAGAAGAAATACTATTTCAAAATAGAAAAATCTATTATAAAGGTGTCATTGAAGATAACAATGACCCAGAACAAATGGCAAGATATAAAGTACGAGTACTTGGCGTACATTCACAAGACAAAGTATTAGCACCAACTGCTACACTACCTTGGGCGACTAGTATAAATTCTTTAGCTTTTGGTTTTGACAATGGTATTGGTATATCAAGTATAGCACAAGTTGGTACTTGGGTATGGTGTATATTTGATAATGGTGATGTAAATGCACCGGTTATAGTTGGTGCTATTGTAGCTAAAGGTGATATTAATACATTGGCAAGTGGTAGTAAATATACACTAAATAATGTAATACAAACAAAAGCTGGACATATTATTGAAATTGATGATGACCCAGCAAATAATAGAATTAATATAAAGCATTCTTCTGGTACTTACCTATTAATAAAAAGCAATGGTGATATTGAAGTTAATGCAATTAATAATACTACCTTTAATACTACGGGTATTACTAATATAAATAGTACAGGAGCTGCAAATATTACTAGTAGTGCTGCTGTTACCGTTAATGGTAAAGATGTTACTGTTAATGCTAGTGGTAGTGGTACGTTTAAAAGTGCTGGTGCTATGTTAATTCAAGGAAGTGCTGTTACAATACATGGTACAAGTACTATGGTAGTATAAAGGATAACATAAGGATAGCATATGGCTAATGTAGTTTTAAATGGAGATATGAGCAAGGGTCATAATGGTTGGAACGCAGTACCAATTCATGCTAGTTCTAGTGTTACTATAAATGGTGTACCAATAGCATTAGATGGAGATTCTTATGATACTCATACTAATTCATCAGGAGTTACACATTACCCTAAGGGAATTGCAAGTGGTGTAGCAACAATTAATGGAAAGAAAATTATGTTAGCAGGTGATTCACTTTCTTGTGGAGATATTGCTACTGCATCATCTTCTGTATCTTTGGCATAGTTAGCACAATTTGCATAATTATATAAATAATACAAAATAGGAGAAAATAAAATGGCTGTTTATAATGATTTTCACCCTACACAAATGCAAACATTATTGCAAGACTCTGATTCTATAAAACAAAGTATTAATAATATACTTAGTACAAAAATACTAACTATTCCTGGTCAGCCAGAATTTGGTACAAATCTAGATAGGTTTTTATTTGAACCAATGGATTTTATTACTGTTCATCAAATAGAAGAAACTGTAATGTCTTCATTATATACAAATGAGCCAAGAATAACAAATATACAAGTTAATGTTACTGAACAACAAGAATACAACAGAGTATTTGTTGAAATATATTTTCTAATAAAAGATACAAATACTTCAGAACAAGTAATAATCAAACTAAGATGAGTATATAAGTAGACAAGAAAGTAAGAGTATAAATATCTATATAATTAAGATAAGAGAGTAAAATATGGCAACAAATTTACCAGTAGTTCCTTTTGATTACGATAGTGTAAGAGCTGATATTGTAGATAGATTTTCACTAAAAGGTTATGACGCAAATTTTGCTGGTAGTAATGCAGCTATAATTTCTGACGTAATAGCATATGTTGTTGGTATGTTAAATGTAAATACATCAGCAAATATTGGTGAAATGTTATTAGCTAAATCTACTCAAAAGAAAAATATATTATACCTTGCACGAGAACAAGGGTATGAAGCACAAAACAAAGTTAGTTATCAATATCGTTTAACATTTATTGCTAAAAAAGATATAACACTTCCTGATACTGATACAACATTACGAATATATGAACTACCAAAGTACTTTTCTACAACTAATGGTGGCAAAAATTATTATTATTTTGGTGTAACAATTACTAAACAATTATCTAATGCTACTATAACAGATATGAATGATACTAGTAAATATTTTACTGTTGCTATGAAAGAAGGAACATTATATTTAAGTCGTGATTACCCTGCTACATTACAAATTAATACACCAACAACACTTGATGTTGGTGGTAATATTATTGCTAATAATAAAATTGATATCCCATATATTAATGTAGAAGATGATGGTCTAGAGTTAACACTTAATTACGTTGACGCTAATGGTATTGAACACATTAATGAGCCTTGGTATAAATCTTCTCAGTTTTTGACTGACAAAGATACAAATTTAGAGAAAAAATTTGTTAGATTAGATAATATTGAAACTTCAACCCCACAAATATACTTTAATATTGCTGGTGTTGGTAATGAATTACGTTTAAATACACAGATATATGTAAATGTTCTTATTTCTTCAGGTAGTGCTGGAGCTGCAACTAGTAATTGGGCTATTGTTGATACTAATATTAGTAATAATTTTGTTATGTATACTGGTACTGATGTTAATCTTAGTGAACTATTATTAGTAACTGGAGCTAATGAAGAAGATCCTGATCAAGTTAAAATTAATGCTCCATTGTTTCACAATAGTGCAAATAGAGCTGTAACAAAATATGATTACATTTCTATTTGTAACAGATTTGCTAATGTTGAATATACACAATGTTGGGGTGGTGATGAAGAAACACCTATGAACCTTGGTAATATATATCTATCTATGATTCCTAGTTATCGATCAACAACATTTTCTAATGATGTTTTAAACTATAATTATAACCTAATAGATAAAGATATTACAACAAAATTGTTTATGAGGAGTAATGAATTAAATTCTACTTCTTATGACCAAAACAATAGTCTAATTAATCCTGGTGTTTTTGATACATTATCTCAATACAAAATTATGACTATGCAATTACACAATATTAGTCCATTCTATATAGATTTTGATTATGAAATAACAGTTGTTAAGTATAGCCTAAACAATACAAAACAAGCAACTCAGCAAGATATTTTTAATATAATCAATAACTTTTTTACTACTAATATTATGGATTTTGAGCAACAATATTTTCATTCAAACCTAATAAAACGTATGGATAAAGAAATGGATGATTTAAGTGGCATAGAATGTAATCTATACCCAAAAATTAGCATATATGGACGTAGTTTAGAAGGTAGCTTATGGACTAACTACAATTTATATGAATATTTTACTAGTCAACGTACTGAAATGGGTATAACATTTTTACTTGCTTTTCCATTTGAAAGTGTTTATGATACAAATGGTGATATAATACCTTCAATTTTACCAGATATAAATACTACAAACTTTATAACTACTGGTGATACATTAGTTGTAGATTGGACATCATTAGTTATGGTAAGTGGTGCAACTGTTGCTAGAGACGCTGAATACTATTATTATAATATCAAATACAACAATGTAGTTTGTGGTAGGTACTATGTTGAAAATTCAATAAAGAAATCTATAAAAATCAATTTTTATGTTAATGAAGATGGTAGTACACCAACTGATGCTAGATTTATAGTTACACCACTTACAAATCTAATGTTTAGTCAAGTACGAAGATTAACTTTGAAATACAAAACTAATAACTTTAAATTGTATAGACATATGTATCCAAGACTAACTTCAGTAAAATACCTATAAGGAGTATTAGTGTTATTTAAAGAACTCGTAAACTCACTTATTCCTGATGAACTAAAAAGTAAAACAGTAATATATGATTCTATACAAATATTACTTGAATATATTGAAGACAACAACAATTTTAGTTATGATATTAGTAGAATATTTACTGAAAACAATTCGATAGTTAAAGATTCATTAGTTAGTGCATATTTAGAAAACATTAAAAGTGCTTATGAAAAAGCTTTGCTTGATGAAAATATATCTGAGCGTTTAACAAAATTATATGCTACAATTAATATGCAGTATTCACCATCTAATATTAATAATATATCAGATATATTAAATGAAGAGTACATATATACTGCTAAAGAATTTAAACAGAAAAAAGGTTCTATCCCAGCTATTGAATATGCATATAATGCTATACGTGGAACTGGCATACAAGGTATTGATGTAAGTACTGACTTACAAGATCGTACCTTTTCTGTTAAAGAAGGAACACCAGAAAACCCAAATGAACCTT